CATCGTTAGATGAAAAAACATCTGAGATATGCCAAAACGTTGATGGTAAGCGTTTCCAGTTGGGTAACGAGCCTAAAATTCCCGAAGAAACTCATGTTGGCTGTAGAAGCTGTATTATACCTGTAGTTGAGGGCTGGAATCCTACAAAGAAGCGTGAAAATATCAAAGACAATACAGGCACAAAACCAATTATTGAATATTCTGATTACGAAACATGGACAAAAATGAAAGGCATTGATTAGAAACTCTAAGCTTTAATGTTTAGACTTTTATTATATATTACTAAAATTTATATTGCACTTATAGGGCTTGATGAACTATAAGGGCAGGAAAGGGGTTAAGTATGGAGTTTAAAGAAGTAAAAGCTTGGATAGAAACAAATATGAATAATGATGAAGTTAAATCTTATCTTGCGGAACTGGGCAAGGTAACGCAGGAGAAGGTTGAAAAGTGGATTGAAGAAGAAGAAGGAAAGAAATTTATCTCAAGAATTAATGATAAATTCTTTTCAAAAGCATTGGAAACATGGAAACAAAACAATCTTGAAAAAGAGATTGAGAAGGAAATAAAAAAGAGGTTTCCTGAAAAATCCGAGAAAGATATTGAACTTGAAAAAGTCAAAGCAGAGCTTGAAAAGATAAAATCAGAAGCACTAAGGAAGGAATTGACTAACAAGGCATTAAAAGTAGCAACTGAAAAGAAGTTGCCAACAGATTTAATTGAATATTTTATTGCAGATAATGAAGAAAACACGATTAAAAATCTTGAAAAGTTTGAGAAAATCTACAATAAACATCTGCAAGACGCAATTCAAGAAAAAATAAAAGACAATTCTTATATTCCTCCAAAAGGAACTAATAATGATGCAAAATCAATTCAAGACATATTTAGAAAAGCTTTAAATAATTACTAAGAAAGGATAAGGTGATATTATGGCTAATACTATAGAATACGCAAAAATATTTCAAACTGAACTTGACGCTCAGATGGTTGCAGGTGCAACCAGTGGATGGATGGAGCTTAATTCCAATTTGGTAAAATATAATGGCGGTAACGAAGTTAAAATACCTAAGGTAGTGATGGATGGCCTTGCCGACTATGACAGAAGCAACGGATTTGTAAAAGGTGCAGTTAATCTTACATATGAAACGCATACTTTGACGATGGACAGAGGCAGAACATTTACACTTGATGCTATGGATGTTGACGAAACTAACTTTGTAGCAACAGCAGGCGCAGTTTTGGGCGAATTCCAGAGGGCTTATGTAATTCCCGAAGTTGATGCTTATAGATATAGCAAAATAGCTTCTCTTGCAGTAGCAAACAATAGGGCAAGCGGTGGATATACTGCTTCTACTTCAGACATATTAACCAAACTCATGAATGATATTTATGCAGTTTATGACATAGTTGGCGAAAGTGTACCTCTTGTTGTATCTTTGAATATGGCAATTGCTGGTATACTTGATACTGCTGACAAGATGGAGAAGAAGCTTGAAGTTGTTGATTTTGTTCAGGGTAACGCAACAATGAAAGTAAAAAGTATTGATGGCATACCTGTTATTCGTGTACCTTCCAGCAGGATGAAAACAGCTTATATTTTCAAGGATGGCACAACGGCAGGACAGGAAGCAGGCGGTTTTGAAGCGGATGCAAACGCAAAGGACATTAACTGGATAATTTCCGCACAAAATAGCGTTATAGCAGTATCAAAGACAGACAATCCGAGGATATTTGACCCTGCAACTAATCAGCAAGCACATGCATGGAAGATTGATTATAGAAAATACCATGATTGTTGGATACCTGCCAATAAGCTTAATGGTGTATTCGTTAATATCAAACAGACATTAGTTTAATATTTGACAGGAGGTTGTATCAATGTTTGTTTTGCAAAAATTGAATGTAGTTAAAATCGTTGATACAGCCGCAAAAAAAGATGAATTAATTCGTCAAGGGTTTGCGTTAGTGCAGACCCTTGATGATAAAAAAAATGCGGTTGTAGAAAACAAATATGAAAAAATGGGATGGCAGGAACTAAGAAAATATGCAATGTCAAAAGGGGTAGATGTTGCAGAAAAGAAGAAGGCGGAAATAATTGCCGAACTCCAGAAATTGGAGGGATAAAACATGCTTGAATTAATAAAACAATTGTTAAATATAACAGATAATACTAAAGATGCTATATTAAATTTTTGTTTAGATAAAGCGGTACTTGCGATAAAAAACTATTCTTGTTTAGATGCAATTCCAGAAGAATATAATAACGCTATTGTTGATTTAGCAATTTATTTCTACAAAAACAAAGATAAAATCGGTATTACTTCAATGACGCAGGGTTCAAGGTCGCAATCTCTTGTTGATGGTATTCCGAATTCGATAAAAGCAATATTGCCTAAGCCTAAAATTAAGGTGGTGGGATGATGTTTTACGATAAAAGAATTGAGATTTTAGGAACATCAGAGGGATATACAGACGACTGGGGAATATATCATCCTGGGCAAGAAATACCCATAAAAACAATAGATTGTGATGTACAGCCATATTCCGCAGAGCTTTTATATAGGGATTATGGCTATAATGAACAAGTAACTAAACGTGCATTTTGTGATATAGACCCTCTTTTAAAAACAGGTGGCTATGTCAGATACAATAATCAAAAATACATTATCAAAAAAATAATAGAATGGGATGATTATGTAGAGTTGATGCTATATGAGCAATAGTCCATTTCAAAATGAAATAGAAAGAATCAAAAAAGCAAGAGAAAAAGCGATTCTAGAAAGTTTGCTCATGGTTGAAGCAGATGCAAAAATGCTTTGCCCAGTAAAAACAGGCACGTTGAAAAGGAGCATTACACATGCCGTAAAGACGGAAGAAAATATAACAAAAGGTTCAGTAGGTTCTAATGTAGAATATGCGTATTGGGCAGAAAAACATCAGGCATATCTAGAGCCAGCAGTTGACCAGAATTTAGAAAATATAAAAAGAAAAATAGCGGAAGTTTTAGCTCCAGAAAAGGAGTGATATATATTTGAAAGTGATAAGAAAATATCTTGTAGAAAATACAGAATTGATTAACCTTCTTGGCGGTCAATACATATGGCTTGTTGAGAAGCCGAAGGAAATAAATGCAGATAATTATATTATCTATAAATACAAAGAATTAAGCGGTGGATATATCAAGGATTATCAGCTTGAATTTAATATCATCGGAAAAGATTTAAACAAGCTTTTAACAATTCGTCAAAAGTTTATTGAACTTCTTGATGATCCTAGGAACGAGAAAATAATAAAAGATAGTGATACAACAATACGCAGCACAAAACTTTTAAATGGTGGTGGAATGGGAAAAAATCCAGAAACAGGAAACTATGAAATAATACTTTACTTTTTGGTTAAGATTTAAGAAAGGGTGATTTTATGGCAATGGATTATCAAACCAGCGAGCCTATTATTCTAGGTTCGGGTGAATTATATATCGGATTGGCAAGCGAAATAGCAGATTTAGCAAATTTGACAACACAGGAAGAAGAAGCATTAGTGAATATAGGAGCGATTGAATCAGGTGCTTCAATTACAATTAAAACAGAAAAGAAAGAAATAAAAGCAGCGAATAGAGGACTTATTAGAAAATTTGTCGTGGATAAAGAAGTTAGATTTAGTACAGGTATTATGACCTGGGTTATGGAAAATGTTGCTAAATACTTGTTAGGTTCGACTTTTACAAAGGATGCTACAACAGGACAAGAAAAATTTATACTAAACAAAAACGATGATGCTCCAGTTGTTTATTTACGTTTTGTACACAAAAAGAAAACTGGCGGTTCATTGACGGTAAACATCTACAAAGCACAATTTGACGCTGATTTGTCGTTTACTTTTGAGGAAGAAAAGCCTTTGACAGTTGATTATGAATTTGTTGCTTTGGCTGACAATAGCGGAAATTATGTTGAATTCATCGAGACATTCACAGATTAAGGGTAGTATTTCTACCCTTATAAAACTTTATTAACGGAGGAATATAACAAATATGAGTAAAATAATAGATTTATCTGTATTAGTGAAAGAGCCATTGATTTTCAAAGATACACAGGGCGAAAGCTATACCATTCCTGGAGAAATTTCAACGCAATTTGTTATAAAACTTTCAAAATATGCAGCAGATATACAAAAAATCAAGGATGAAGCGGTTGCACTTGAAAAGATGCAGCAAATAGTTGTTGATATACTTAGTTTAGACAAAAGTAAAAATATTACAATTGATTTTGTGAA